AAACGATATGGGTGCGACGAAACTATCAGTTAATATAAATAATAAAGCAGCTAAAGAATTATACGATAAATATGGTTTCACAACATATGATAAGGATGATAACATGTATTATATGGATGTAAATGTTAAACACTCTATAGAATATGATAATAATGATGCGTTAGAACATTATGGAACACCTAGACATTCCGGAAGATATAAATATGGATCTGGAGATAACGCATATCAACGTACTGGAGATTTTCTAAGTCGAATAGATGAGTTAAAAAAACAAGGTTTATCTGACACTAAGATAGCTGAAAGTTTTGGTTTAAATTCAACCCAATATAGAACACAAAGATCTCTAGCTAACTCAGAAAGAAGAGCCCTAAATGTTGAAACAGCTAAAACTTTAAAAGATAGGGGTCTTAGTCTTAATGCTATAGCTGAACAAATGGGTTTTAAAAATGATTCTTCTGTGAGATCTTTATTAAATGAGAACTCTGAGGTTAGAATGAATCAAGCACAAGCTACAGCGGATATCCTTAAGAAGATGGTTTCTGAAAAAGGTATGTTGGATGTTGGTGTTGGAGCAGAAAGAGAATTGAATATATCTAAAGAAATGATGAAGCAAGCAATATACATTTTGAAACTAGAAGGATACAATCAATTTGGTGGAGGTATTCCACAATTAACTAACCCTGGAAAACAAATAAACCGAATGGTGTTAGCACCTCCTGGTACAGAGCATAAAGAAATATATCAGTTTGACAAAGTACATTCAGTCGGAGATTATATTTCTAAAGATGGAGGAGCAACCTTTGAACCAACTTGGATCTATCCTAAAAGTATGGACTCAAATAGAGTTAAAGTTCGATATGCTGAAGAGGGTGGAATAGAAAAAGATGGTCTAGTTGAGATAAGAAGAGGTGTTGATGATTTATCTTTAGGTGGTTCTCGATATGCCCAAGTTAGAATATTAGTAGATAATAATAAATATATAAAAGGTATGGCGGTTCATTCAGATGATATGCCAGACGGAGTTGATATAGTATTCAATACTAATAAAGCTAAAGGAACTCCTAAAGATAAAGTTCTAAAAACTATAGGAGATGATCCAGACAATCCTTTCGGCTCCCTTATAAAGGCTGGAGTATATGATCCAGACAATCCTGTAAGTGATCCGAAAGTAGGACAACATTATTATTATGATAAAAAAGGTGTTAAACAATTATCTTTAATCAATAAGAGAGCTGATGAAGGTGATTGGAATGATTGGAGTGATAATCTATCATCTCAATTCTTAGCTAAACAAAACAAAACCTTAATAAAAAAACAATTAGACCTAGCCATATTAAATAAACAAACAGAGTATGATTCAATCATGGACTTAAACAATCCAACAGTTAAGAAAACATTATTAAAAAGTTTCTCTGATGATTGTGATTCAGCGGCAGTGCATCTACAAGCAGCCTCACTACCTAGACAAAAGTATCAGGTTATAATACCTATACCGAAACTTAAAGATGATGAGGTGTATGCTCCGAATTATGAGTCTGGAGAAAAAGTAGCTTTAGTTAGATATCCTCATGGGGGTACTTTTGAAATACCAATATTAACTGTTAATAACAAACATGCCGCGGCTAAGAAAGTTTTAGGTAGTAATCCATTAGATGCTATAGGTATTAATAGTAGAGTAGCTGAGAGATTATCAGGAGCAGACTTCGATGGAGATACAGTAATGGTCATCCCTACCGGAGGTAAGACTAAGATAACTTCAACTCCGGCATTAAAGGATTTAGAAGGTTTCGACCCTAAATTAAAATATGGTACTATTAAATCGGAAGAATATTATTATAACTCTTCTGGTAAAAAAGAAAATTATTATGTTAATGCTGAGGGTAAGAAAGTAAAACCTATGAGAAATACACAAACAGAAATGGGTAAGGCTTCTAATTTAATAACAGATATGACATTACTTGGCGCTACAGATGGTGAGAAAGCTAAAGCAGTAAAGCATAGTATGGTTGTTATAGATGCTGAGAAACATAATTTAGATTATAAGAAGAGTGCTATTGATAATGATATAGCTCTTCTAAAGAAGAAGTATCAAGGTAAAGTTAGTGGTGGTTCAGGCGGTGCATCAACCTTGCTATCTAAAGCTAAGTCAGAACAGTCCGTAGATAAAAGACAAGGCAGTCCTATAATAGATCCCAAGACTGGCAAACAGACCTGGAAGGTGGCTGACGACCTCACCTATGTTGATAGTAAAGGTGTCACCCAGACTAGGACACAGCGGTCCACTAAGATGGCAGAGACAGATGACGCATACACACTTATATCTAAAGCTAACAATCCAGTAGAAAAAGCTTATGCTGATTATGCTAATAAAATGAAAGCTTTAGCTAACCAGTCCCGTAAGGCTATGGTGACCACCGGTAAGATAGAGTATTCAACCACTGCTAAAAAAACATACCAAAAAGAAGTGGCATCATTAACATCACAATTAAATGTGGCGCTCAAGAATGCACCTAGAGAGAGGCAGGCTATGAGTATAGCTAATTCAGTAGTTGCGGCTAAGACACAAGCGAACCCTGATATAACAAAGAAAGAACTTAAAAAGATAAATCAACAAGAGTTGACTAAAGCTAGGAACTTAGTTGGAGCTAAGAGAAAGTTGATTACCATATCAGATAGAGAATGGGAAGCTATTCAAGCAGGCGCTATAAGTGAGAATCGTTTAGTTAGTATACTTAACAACGCAGACATAGATGATGTTAGAAGAAGAGCTACACCTAGAGAGAGTCCTCTAGCTTTAACCACTGCTAAAGTTAACAGGATACAAGCGCTTAAGTCTTCAGGTAAAAGTAATACAGACATAGCTAAAGCTTTAGGTGTATCAACAAGTACTGTATTAAAGTATCTATCAAATTGAAAGGAGTGAACTCATATGTCACCACAAAGAACTATGTTAACAACCATCGACAATCCATACAATCCTTTTGATAACTTCACTTCTTGGTTTCTATTTGATATTGAAAAAGGATACAACTCTTGTGCTTATTTAGGAAGAATAGCAAGAACATCAGACAACTTATCTGATGTTGAGAATGATTTAGAAATAGAAAGAGCTATTGATGAAATAATAAAGTATGACTTCTTGAATGTATATAAGAAGATGACACTCAACGTGAGCTTAGTAGCGATAGCTATACCTGGAGAGTGTGACTAACACACACGCTTGAGGTATAGGGGGGTGTCGCAAAATCCACACCCCCTCCGTCATCGCTTTGGTCTTTAAAAATTCTCCGGGGGTCATATTTTTGAAAACAAAATACTTTTTATACCATGTTAAAAGGCGGGCTTGCGAAAGATGATTTGCATCGTACATAATAATCCTTCTTTCCTCCTTTCAAAGGGTTTTTATTAGTAAGCCCCTCTTTTAATGTGGTATAAAAGTGTATGAAACACTATAAAAAGTTCTATTAAACAGTTCAATAATCAACTAAGAGGGGGATTAACATGGGCAAAACCAACGCTGAATCCTCTTCTGGAAATAAAAAGAAAATGAGACCCGCTTTATCTCCAGAAGCTAGGGAAAATCAATTAGTATCTTTAGCCGTAGACTTAGCAGAAACCCAATTAGCAAATGGAACCGCCTCGTCTCAAGTAATAACTCATTATTTGAAAATGGGATCTACTAAAGAACGAATTGAAAAAGAGATTTTAGAAAAAAAGAAAGAATTAATGACTGCACAAACAGAAGCACTTCAATCATCCAAGAGAGTTGAAGAACTATATGTTAATGCTCTAGAAGCTATGCGTAATTATAGTGGTCGAGGAAGTGATGACGATGATTAAATGTTATTCCGACTTGATACATATACCAACTTTTGAGGAACGATTTAAATATTTAAAATTGGATGGAATTGTTGGCAATGAAACTTTTGGTTTTGATAGATATCTAAATCAGATGTTATATGTAACCAAAGAATGGAGGTCATGTAGACGTGAAATAATAATTAGAGACAATGGTTGTGATATTGGTATTGAGGGTCACGAAATATATGGTAAAATATTAATACATCATATGAATCCAGTATCTAAACAAGACATATTAAACAAAAATCCTAAAGTATTCGACCCTGAACATTTAATAGTAACGTCTTTCAATACTCATAACGCGATACATTATGGTGATGTTAATTTATTAACTATAAAAATCGTAGAGAGAAGTATAAACGACACACGTCTTTGGTAGTAATTAAAAATATTTAATGTTTAAGGAGTTTTGTCATGGATAGTATACTTACATCTATAAAAAAATTATTAGGTGTCGTAGAAGATTATATACATTTCGACGGAGATATAACAATACATATAAACTCGGTACTCAACGTGTTAACTCAGTTGGGTGTTGGTCCAAAAGAGGGTTTTGTAATAACTGATAAGTCTAGCGTGTGGTCAGACTTTGATTCAGATAACGCTAAGATCTCATTTATAAAATCGTACGTGTATCTGAAAGTTAAAATGATATTTGATCCTCCAACATCTTCTGCCGTCATAGGTGCAATTAAGGAAACGATAGCAGAGTTAGAGTGGCGTATTTTAGCAGAAACAGAGACCACAATAATAGAGGAGGTGTGAATCAAATGAATGATAGTTTAAAACATTACGGTGTTCTAGGTATGAAATGGGGGCGTAGTAGAGGTAGACAGTCGACAAGCACAAGTGTTAGAAAGAAAAGTAAAAAAACAGGCGAAGAACAAGAACTCGACGAAACAAATAAAAAAATAAAAAGTGAGAGACGTATGACTAATAAAAAAAGAAGGACTCTCTCCGATGAAGATTTAAAAATAAAAATAGGTCGATTAGAGCTTGAGAAAAAATTAAAAGAATTAACCCAACAAGACATAGACAAAGGTAAATCCCCCGTAACTAAATTATTAATAGATATAGGTGAATCATCCTTAAGAGCGGCCGGCACGGCTGTAGGGACCTATGCAGTAAAAGCTATAT